CATCATCCGCACCGATGACCCACATGGCAAGGCTGATGATTCGGGAGTCCGGTTCTTTCGGACGCCACAGCTTCCCGACGTGATACGGGACGCCGATGTTGTCACCACGGAGTACCGGGATGCCGCTCCGGCTTCCGCTCAGCGTCTCGATGTTCTTCGCCAGTGTGTTGAGCACCTCCCCATCAACGTCCCAGTATTCGGTCGTGGTTACGGTCACGATGCTTCCTCCAGGACTCCGAGATACGCCAGTCTCTGAGCGGTGCGTGCAACGGAGTCGCTCGCAGGCTCCGGCACCGGATTGTTCACGACAACTTGGATACCGGGGCCGTTGTTGCCGAGCGCCGCCTTGGCGGCTGCGTACGCCGCCGTACCGGGCACCAGACCGGCGAGCGTGGGCACTCCGGTACCTGCACCCGATGCAACGCTCTGCGCCGTAGGCAGCCCGATAGCGGCGGGCTTGATGGTGTTGAACTTCTCGGTGATGTCGTTGGCGATGGTCCCGACGAGCGCAACGGCCTGCCCTTGCTTGTCCTTCATGCCGTTGATGAGACCCTGCATCACGAAGTCACCGATGCGGTGCGTCTTCTTGGACGGACTGAAGATGTCCAGTGCATCCTCGAACCCGCTGATGATGTCGTCCGCAAGGTTGCCAACAAGATCAGCCAGGTGTCCAGCACCGGACTCCACTCCGTCAATGAGACCGTTGATGATGTTGACGCCGATGTTGAACACTTCGCCAGGGATGCCAGCAAGGAATCCAATGACGATGCCGGGGATCTGACTGAAGGCTCCGAACACCGCACCGATGACCTGCGCACCAAGGCTGAAGAACTGACCCACGAGGTTGCCAACGAACCCGGCAATGAGACCGATGACGCCACTAACGAAGCCAAAGAACTGACCGATGACGTTACCGATGAACCCTGCGATGATCGCAATGCCCTGAGCTTCCAGTGCAAAGAACTGACCGATCATGCCAGCGACCCATCCAACGATGGAGCCGATGACGTTGGCGATCCACCCGACTATGGATGCGAGCAGGTTCGCCAGCCATCCGATCGTTGCGTTGTAGATGTCCTCTTGCATCTGGATGAAGTTGTTGATCATGTCCAACACGAACTGGACAATGGCGGCGATGACGCCGGCGATCCACTCCAGGATGCTGTTGATCATGTTCGTGAGCCACTCCGTCACCGTGTTGAACACAGACGTTGCGAGCTCAACGAAGAAGTTGAGGATGTCCTCGCCCCACCGCCGGATCACAAGGATGATGATGCCGAGCGGCCCGGTGAAGATGGCAAGGATGATGTCCCAGTTGGCAGTGACCCAGTCGATCACGTCCTGCACAACGCCAATGATCTCATCACTGAAGTTGCGCCACAGCACGATGGCGATGCCGATCGGTCCTGTCAGGATGATCAACAGCGCATCCAGCCAGTGATCCTTCATGAAGCTGAGGAAGGCATCGGCCGCAGCCTGGATCTCCTCCCACATGCCGTCAATGAAGTCACGGAAGCCCTTGACCTTCGTGTAGAGCAAGTAGAAGAGCGCCGCCAGTGCAATGATCGCAACGATGATCAGGAACACCGGGTTCGCAAGGAAGGACAAGTTCAGCGCCTCCATTGCGGAGGACACGAGCTTGATCTCCTTGACGATCTTCATGGCGTCGCTGAACTGCTTGAACCCGAGCACGATCTTGGCAATGGTTCCCAGGAAGATGGATGCGATACCGGCAACTGCGAGGAGGGAGCCGAGCAGTGCGGTGACCGCCAGGATCACAGTCAGCACCGGGGCAGGCAGCTTGAGGAAGACGTTGAACAGTGACGTGATCACTTCCACGACAGAGCTCAACGTGTGCAGGAACGGCGTGCCCGCTTGGATCATCAGGGTCTCGAACGAGCCCTTCAGATTCTCGATGGCACCGTTCAGGCCGGACATCCGCTTCTCGGCAACGTCCGAGGCAGAAACCTTCTTGATCGCTGCGTCCAGCTTGTCGAACCCGGCAGCACCTAGCTGAGTAGCGATGGCAGATGCACGCACGGCGTCGGTGCCGAACAGTTGACTCAGCGTGAACGCCTTCTGTGCGTCCGTCATACCGCCGAGCTTGTCTTGTAGAACCTGGAACACCTCACGCATGGGCTTGATCTTGCCCGCTGCGTCAAGGAACTGGTTTCCGCCTTCCTCGGTGATGAGACCGAGGTTGCGCATGAGCTCGGTGTCCTTCTCCGTCTGCGGTTGCAGGTTCTGGAGGAAGGTCTTCAGCGAGGTACCGGCGTCACTGCCCTTGATGCCTGCGTTACCCATCGCAGCAATGCTGACGGCCATGTCATCGAAGCTGATGCCGTTCAGGTGGGCGATGGCACCGGCCTGCGCCATGGACTGCGCAAACTCACCGACGTCAATGGCAGATGCGTTCGCTGCACCTGCGATCAAGTCAACAATGTGCGGCAGTTGCTCGGCACTGAGGCCGAAGCTGTTCATTGCGTTGGCGGCGATCTCCGCAGCTTGCGGGATCTCGATGCCACCGGCAGCGGCCAGGTTCACCGCAGCGTCAGCGGCACCGTTCAGGATTCCTTCAACCGGGATACCGGCCTTCGCCAACTCTTCGATAGCGGACGCAGCGTCTCCAGCGGAGAACACCGTGTCCTTTCCAAGCTGGAGCGCCTTGTCACGCAGCGAGTCCATCTGATCGCCGGTTGCGCCGGTGACGGCCCCGATGCCGTTCATCTTCGTTTCGAAGTCCGCAGCGGACTGCACCACGAGGCCGAACCCGGCAACGGCAGCGCCGCCGACTCCGAGCATTGCGACGCCAGTGTGCTGAAGCGTAGAAGCGGCCTGCCCCTGCTTCGCAATCAGGTTGTCGGTTGCTGAGTTTGCTTGTCCTACTCCACTGACAGCGCCACTACTGTCAATCTCGATCCGCCCCTTGGCAGTTCCGAGATCGGTATCGGCCACGAGAGTTCCCTTCCTAGTCCGTTGTCGCTACCGGAGCGGCGTACAGGTCGGCTTCGGACTCCGCAGTGAGCAAGCGACGAAGCATGAGCTCACGACGGCCTTCAACTTCCTTGTCCGTCTTGCCTTGCACCTTCTCGAGCTCGTGACGGACGTACGAGCCGAACTCGCCCACGACTTGATCAAGGCAGTAGGCGATGTAGTCATCGTCAATCCCCAACAACTGACTCGGACGGCAGTTCCACATCTGCGCCTGGACGAAGGTTGTCCACAGCAGCGGCTTGTTCCTTGCGAAACTTCTCCAGGTCGGATGACCCTCCGACCACCCAGTTGAAGATGAACATGCGGTCGTCCAGGTCCACATCATCCGTGTAGATAATGTCATCACTGCGCTCTGCGGCAGTGGCGGGCGGACGCTGGAGCACCGGCTCCACAACGGCCTCCATCACGATGTTGTCCACCATCGTGATCAGGTCCTCCAGCATTTCCGGCGTGAAGTCGTCGACCTTGAAGTCGGTGTCGCCGGTGCTCATGGATTCCCGGATGATGGGCATGAGCGTGTTCGGGACGGTCCCGTTGCGCAGGAACACGTCAAGGCCGATCCGGCGAGCCTTGCACCGCTGCCCTGAAGGCACCGTGAGCAGAACGCCTTGACGGCCTTTCTTCCAACTGCTTACTTCGCTTACACCTTGCGGTTCCGTGCTTGCCATGATGGCCTCCCTGGGCTCCTGAATGGCGTTGAGATTGTTGATGGATCAGGCGATGGCGACGGCGGTCTCGTTGTGGACGAAGTCGTACGCACGCCCGGTCTTCCCGGCCTCGAGCGAGCCGTAGCCCTTGCCCGAAGCAGCCGTGAGCCAGAAGCCCTCGTCTGCCTGCTCGCCTTCGAGAGACGAGTCGGCCTTCGCCCGGTAGATCAGGCAGTGGAAGTCACCGCCGTTGTCGTTGATGGACTGGCCCTCGATCTTGAAGTAGGGCCGGATGTCGGTGACGGTCTTGCGGAACGTCTTGATCACGTTCGGGCTCACACCCGTCGAGCTCACGACGCCGCCAGCCATGACGGCCCACGCTTCCAGCGAGATACCGCCACCCTCCAGTTCCCACTCCACAGTGACACCGCCACCGTGGGAGGCTTCCACGGCATCGTCGCCACGGAGCTCCTGGAAGGACTCGGTGTCCTTGAACGTGAGCTTGCGGCTGACCGGCAGGTCAACCGATGCTCCCGGCGTTGCACCGTCCGAGCCGAGCGGGATCAACTTGAGATCACGCAGACCGAACGGCAGCGCCTTGACTGCAAGAGTCATTGCTTCCTTCCTCTCTTGGTTCGGCGAACCGCTTCGTGCTCACGAGCTCGCCTGTGCTGATGTTGAAGGTGTGGAGCACTACGACGCCAGGACGCTTGCCGCACCACTTGGAACGACACGTCACTTCGATCGTGTCGCCGTCGGTGATGCCATGCAAGATCTTGGAGTCGCAGCGGAGCTCCATGTTCAGGGCTTGACGTCGGCGTCCGGCGCAGCCGGAGCTTCCTTGTTGCCCTTCGCATCCTTCGGCGCTGCCTCGGGTGCTGCTTCCTCTGCGGCCTCCACGATCTCCCAGTCCTTTGGCTCTGCCATCAGGAGAAGATCGGCCGCAGCCTGTGAGAGCTCGACTTCACGGGACTCAGCCGTGTTGATGAACACGTCCTCTTGATCCATGACGCCACGCTCTTCGAACTGTTCCTTGGTGACCCCTCGTTCGTTGGACGTACCCAGGTACTTGGTCTTCGGCATTGATGCTCCTTGGTCTCAGCCAGCCCGGAGGGCTTGCACGGTGACGGACGTGACTCCGGAGTACGCCACAGCGACACGACCGTTGGCGTCGTTGAAGCGTTGCTTGTCGGTGAAGGGACCGATCCACTTCTCCGCTCCGGCTGCGACGGTGACTTGGTAGTCAGCGTCTACCGCCAGAGATCCGGACGGTGCCGTGAACCCTGGCGAATCGAACGTGACGGTGATCGGAGCGCCGCCGCCGTTCTTGACGTAGAAGACCGTGTACCCGTCGTTCGGGAAGCTGTCGCCTCCACCGTTCGCCGAGACCGGAGCGTGAGTGACCGGAGTACCGAGCACCGGCTGTCCAACTGTGAGCACTGCCATCTAGGTTGTCCTTCCTACGAGCCGGTACGAAGACGTCCGGGTGATGGTGCGGTAGAACTCATCCGAGAGTTCGGGCGAGTTACCTTGCCACGTGCAGGCTACTGCCGACTCGGCTGCAACCGGCCCGACGAGTGTTGACCTGACAGTGGCAAGGAGCGTGCCGATGAGCAGGTATGACCCCGGCTCATCGTGGACACGGATGGTGGCCTCTTGGAACGTGACGTATTCCTCGGTGCCATCCGTGAGCGTGTCCTTCATCTGCGGGAGCTCGTTGCCGAGACTGATGACCATGAACGGCTTCTTGTCCGGCGCACCCTTCAAGCTGCCCGCAGCGTGCAAGCCTCCTGGAAATAGTGCAGTGATCTCGGGGACATTCAGTTGCGTCCAGAGCCACGTACGCCAGTCCATCAGCCGTGCCCCATCAGTGTGAACAGTTGCCCGAGTCCAGCCATCACACGAGCTCCCTGCACCGGCAGTGCCGGGATGATGACTGCGTACTGACCATCGTGCGCAACCTCAAGCCAGATGCCATACGACACCGTGTGGTAGAGGTCGATTCCTGTTGCGTCCGCAGTGGCGAACAGACCGCCTCGTGCGTTGCCGGTACGGTCCGTCCACGGAGCTCCGCTACGCAGTGCGTCTTGGATTGGCCCTTCCTGGAACTGAAGGTAGGCAGCGAGCGCAGCTTCCAGCCGTGGCATGAACGAGCGCAGGTTCGGAGTGAGCGTGTCCTCGGTGAAGACGATGCGGGATCCACTAGACATCTTCCCTCAACTCAATGATCTCCGCAGAGACCCGCCAC